ACCGATGAGATCATACCGAAGGTTCTTGAAGCCGGTGCCGAAGTCGTATACGACAAGGTAAAAAGCAATCTTTCCTCTGTGGTCGGTAAAAACACAAAGGTTAAAAGCCGCTCCACCGGAGAACTTGAATCTGCGCTTGGTGTATCTCCGGCAAAGCAGGACAGAGACGGTAATTTCAACGTGAAAATAGGCTTTGCAGAACCACGCTCTGACGGCGACAGCAATGCCAAAATTGCAAACATCCTCGAATACGGAAAGCATGGTCAGCCTCCGAAGCCTTTTCTGAAACCCGCCAAGAGCAAATCAAAGGATGCTTGTATAGAGGCTATGACCAATAAACTGGAAAGCGAGATTGAGAAGCTATGAGTATATTATCTGAACTTAACACACTTATATCGCCTTTGCTCTCTGTGGAGACAGGCGTCTTTTCTGGTGTTCCGCCCAATGAATATGTGGTGCTGACTCCGCTTTCTGACACATTTGCCGTTTACGGAGATAATAGGCCTCTTGCGGATATACATGAAGTCAGGGTATCTCTTTTCAGCAAGAACAACTATCTGCAAAGAAAGAATCAGCTTGTGAGGATGCTCCTCCAAGCTGATTTTGTTATTACCGACCGCCGGTATATAGGACATGAAGATGATACCGGCTATCACCACTACGCCATAGATGTGGCAAAATATTACGAACTGGAGGAATAGAAAATGGCTACTATCGGGCTTGATAAGCTCTACTACGCAAAGATAACGGAAGGTGCGAACGGAGCCGAAACCTACGGCGCTCCCGTTCAGCTTGCCAAAGCGATGAAGGCTGATCTGTCTGTAGAACTGGTGGAAGCGACCCTTTATGCCGACGACAGTCCCGCCGAGGTTGTGAAGGAATTCAAATCCGGAAAGCTGTCACTCGGTATTGATGACATCGGCACAACCGCTGCCGAGGACCTCACCGGAGCAAAGATCGACGACAACCATGTCGTGGTATCCGGAGGTGAGGATGGCGGCGCACCTGTTGCCATCGGGTTCCGCGCAAAGAAATCCAACGGAAAATACCGCTACTTCTGGCTTTACCGAGTCGTATTCGGTATCCCGGCGACCAACCTGCAGACGAAGGGCGACAGCATCACCTTTTCCACGCCAACCATCGAGGGTACGGTCTATCGGCGCAATAAACCGGACAGCACCGGAAGACACCCGTGGAAATCAGAAGTCAACGAGGACGATACAAGTGTTCCGGCTTCTGTTATCACAGGCTGGTACACAGATGTTTACGAGCCGACATTCGCGGCTCCTGTGGGGGGTGACGAATGATGACTGATGAAAGAAGCGCAAGAATCACCATCGGCGGTCAGGAATACGAACTGATCCTAACCACGAAGGCAACAAAAGAGATTGCCAAGAGATACGGCGGTCTTTCAAATCTGGGCGAAAAACTGATGAAATCAGAGAATTTCGAGATGGCGCTCGACGAGGTGGTGTGGCTCATTACGCTGCTCGCCAACCAGTCGGTGCTGGTACACAACCTGCAGAATCCCGCAAAGAAACGGGAATTGCTCACAGAGGATGCGGTCGAGCTGCTCACCTCGCCGCTCGAACTCTCCGACTACAAGAACAGCATCATGGAAGCGATGTTCAAGGGCACAAAGCGCAATATTGAGTCGGAGGAAGAGCCCTCAAAAAACGCACAGGTCGGGTAAGCGACGAAGAGTTGTTTGCCCGGCTGATTTTTTACGGAGTAACTCTGCTGCACCGGTCAGAGCCGGAGGTCTGGCTCATGCCGCTGGGTCATCTGCTCGACCAGTGGGAGATATATAAGCAGTTTAAAGGCCTAGCAAAACCAAAGCGCGAGCACTACATTGATGAGATCATACCAGGCGGTATCTAAGGAGGAGGTGAAGATATGGCAGACAATTTATCCTACATCTAAGATAAATTATCATATCCCATAAATAAAGTTATCCTCCTTTCTCCCCAGAATCATAGAAAAATCCGGGGAATTCGTAGTGAACTCCTCGGATAATTCTTCATATGTGTTTATCGATACAAGAACGGTAAAGCCTGTGGCAACGGCTGTGGAGTGGTCTGTGTGGAGACATCCGGCAATGCTTTTCCACGCTCGTCCAGGTATTTGTTCGCCAGTTCAGGGGTCACGGTTGCGTATATGCATGTGGTCGCAAGAGAAGAGTGCCCCAGGAAGGCCTTAATTGCAACAAGAGAGTCACCGGCTTCAAGCATATGGACTGCAATAGAATGCCTAAACGAATGAGGAGAATAGCTGTCTTCTTTGAAAAGATTCGGATGCTGTGCTTTCGCCTCTGTGACATATTTCTTGACAATTCCCTCAACACACGCAATTGACATGTGTTCGTGGGTCTGGCTGGAGAATAAGTGCCGCCCCTTTGTTTCCCTTGAGGCAAGGTCGAGATTTCTGCTCTTCAGGTATTCTTTCAGTATGGCAGTGCAGCTGTCAGGAATGGTTACAACACGGGTTTTGCTTCCTTTACCCGTCAATCGGATTTTCGTAGGAGTCCCCAATGTAATGTCTGCCAGGGTGATATCGCAAAGCTCCTGTGCACGCGCACCTGAAGCATACAGCAAGCTCATAAGGGTTAAATCGCGCTGCCCAATCAACCTGGATATATCCGGCGAATTTAGAAGAATCGTGATTTCTTCCTTTGAAAAGTGCTTGAAGCCAAGCTTTTTGGGTTCCTTCTTTTTGGGAACCCGTGAAATGCCGGAGTGAAAAGACATGGATGCCGTAAACGACCTTTTCGCAGCAAACTTGGCAAACGTAACAATCGAAGCACGTCTCAGGTTCCTCGTTTTTACAGAACATCCACGGTCTTCCTCGAGGTGTAGCAGAAAATCTTCAATGGTATCGCCGGATAACGATTCAAAAGTTACCTTCTCGGGCGGCAATCCTTTCACGTTCCATAAATAATGAAAGAGAAGCCGAAAGGCATATTGGTATGAAGTAATGGAATTTTCGCTTAATCCCCTTACATGTGGAAGGTAATCGGTAAAAAACTCTTCCAACAACGAGGTGACTTCGTTTGTTTTTCTGCTCATTCAAAAGACACCTCCGGAAATACGGACTGGATTGCATTGGATACCTTCTCCTGCGAATCGGTATACATTGTATAGTCTGTGGTTAAATATTTCTCCGTTCCGAAAAATGTTTCGTGCCCCAGATAGGCAGACAGATAAGGAGCTGTTTCTTCAAGAGTACGTCCTTCGGATACGGCTTTCTGGAATGATTTAAAGGTGAAATAATGCCGCAGGGTATGCGTTGAAATACAACGCTCAAAAGGCTCTTTGCGCTGGTTATCAACACCTGCTTTTTCAAGGACTTTAGAAAACCAATATCCGAATGTTTGTACATCATAGGGTTTCCCGGTTTTCTCGCTATTGACAAACAAATACACAGCGTCATCACAATCGGTAAACCTCCGTTTGCGGTACTGGGCAAGAAGATTTTTCATCGAATCGCTAACCGGTACACGTCGCTGCTTGTTGTTTTTCGCTTGCTTAATTGTAATGACTCCGTTGTCAAGGTCAACGTCTTTCCATTGAAGCGCAAGGGCTTCACCTACTCTCAGACCACAGCCGTAGAGCACACGCAACAGAACCGGAAAAACGAAGGCACTTTCGGCCTTTGTATAGCTTACTTTACAATTATCTGCCACGGCAATGATTCTGCTGAATTCCTTATCGGTAAATGTGTAAGCTTTGTATGTAGATGAAGCACGGAAAAAATCAGGTTCACACGCTGGGATGCCCAGAGCTGTCAGATAACGAGCAAATTTTCGTATTCTGCCGATTTCGTAATTTCTGGTTGTTTCCGCTATTGAAAGAGTACTGAGCCAATCCATCAGAAGCTTTTCAGGGAGTGCTTTTTTGGTAATTTTTGCTTTGACCAAATACTCATCGAGGCTTCTAAAAGTGGATACATAGCTTTCTGTGTCTCTCTTGGCGGAACAAAGCAACTCCAGATAATCATTCATTTCCTGAGAAAGGATGCTCTTAAAAATGACTGCCATTTTTCATGCCTCCTCCGCCATATATTGTGCAAACAAACCACTGGGTGCAGGAACTTCAAGCGCACAGGATCTCAGCCCCTCAATTGAAAACTCTACATAGTGGCGGGTAGAATCCCGGTTGACGTGACCAAGAAGGACTCTTACCACTTCGTAGGGCACATTTTCCGCAATCAACTGACTTGCAAAAGTCATTCTAAGCGCATGAGTGCTGTGGCGACGGTCACCGACATTAATTTTTGCTTTTTTGAAATGCCTTGAGGTTATGTGCGAAACGGCATGTTGTGTCAATGCTCCCCCGTATCCGTTGAGAAAAATATACGGCTCATCAGACTCTTCACGACCGTTATCGATATAATCGTGTAGAGCCTTTGCAACTTCATCAGGCAGGGATAATTCCAAAGGAACCAAGGTTTTAAACTGGATAAGGCTTACGCTGGCATTTTCAAAGTCAACATTTTCAAAGCGCAAAAGCCGTATGTCTGACTGTCTTAACCCCAATCGGACCGCAATTAAAAGAATTGCGTAATCACGCTTGCCTTGCGGCGTAAAAGTTTCTACGCTTTCCAGCAGCTGGTTGATTTCCGATTCGCTGTAAACCGAAGGTATTGCTTTGTGCTTTGACATTGACGGCAAGATGCCGGTGTAGTTTGTTGTTACAACACCAGCATCAAGCAAATACTGAAACAATCGTCTCGAATACGAAACGAAATGGTACTTGTTTGTGGAACGCATATAAGCCGACGTCAGATTTTTGGCATCGATGTCCTCCCAACCGGCGACGCCTTGTTCTTCAAAATCCAGCAACATCTTGGTACAAGCAACACGGTATTGATTGACGGTAATGTCCTTCAGTCCTTCTTTGTGTATTGTCTGCAGGAACCGCTCGAGAACCTCAGAAAACTGTTTGGGGCATTGCAACGGAACCTTGCTCGTTTGGTAACGAAAGACGTTACGAGGTTTACGTTGCCAGAAACTATTACCATAGAGGAATTCGTTAAGATGCCGGATTGCAGCTCGACGATACCCAAGCGTTGAATACCCTTTATAGCCATGAGCCTTTTCTGATTCATAAAATGCCATGCCAACTTCCGGTGAATACTCGTTATAGCCATTTGCCTCAGCGTACTCTATGAGTAAATCCACAGATCTGGTATAGCGTTTGTATTCTCCCTGTGGTTTCAGGATTTCACGCTTAACGTATTCCATGAAATCCGATTTTAGTTTGTTCCAATAGCTACTGTTGCTATCGTTCATAATGCTCACTCCTATCGTAATTTTTTGGAATTTGACTGTAATTCCTAACGATAGTATAGCAAACACATATGAAGAATTATCCGAGGAGTTCACTACGAATTCCCCGGATTTTTCTATGATTCTGGGGAGAAAGGAGGATAACTTTATTTATGGGATATGACAATTT